ACATTGAGCGAGCTCGTCTCATCAACGCGCTTGAGTCATCGGGCTCAGGAGAGTTGCAGCATCCCTATCACGGCAACCTGATGGTGATGGTCGAGGACTACACGTGCACCGAGACCCGCGAGCGCGGCGGGCTCTGCGCAATTGACATGCGCTTTGTCGAGGCGGGCGCGCCGCTTAGTAACCCACGAGCACAAAGTCCGCAGATTGTGCTAGATGCTGGCGCAGCGCTTTCCGATGCCGCCTCGAACGCCTTCAGCACCGCGTCGGGGATCTAATGCGCAAGATTCAACTGCTAGAGGCGCAGGCGATTCTCAATCGCTTGCTACCGGGGATTCTGGCCTGTGTCCCCGGTCCGATGATTGGGCGACAGAACGCAGATTTGCGGCGAGCGATCGGGGATCTTCAGGCGATTGGCGGCACCCTGATCCAGCAAGGCACGCTCGGGCCACCGCTGATTGCGGTGTTCAATCTCGCGGTTTCTTCCGGCGCGACATACGATCGCCTCGACCAGTTGCGCGCAAAATTGATTGCCGAATCGCCGCAATGGCTGCCGGGAATTGCAGTGGCGCAATTGGGCACGCGGCTGACGTTGATCGCGCAATCAGTCATCCTGACCACTACTACCTACGTGAGTCGCCAAGACGCCGATCGCATGTTGGTGCGGATGACGGCGGCATTCGAGCCCGCCGTGGAAGATGCTGCCGACTCACACGATGCCGGGACGTACCAGGCGATCATTGCGCTTCAGGGAGCGATCACGCGCTATCTATTTGATAATGGCCTGTTATTGCCTCGTGTCGTGCCGTATGAATTCCCCGCGGCCTGGCCCTCGCTGGTCCTGGCGCAGCGGCTTTATCCCGAAGACGCGCTTACGATTGACCGCAGTCAGGAGTTGCGCAAGGAAAACAAAGTTGTGCATCCCGCCTTCATGCCGACACAGGGGATATGTCTGTCGAGCTAATCTAGGATTATGAAATACGCACTCGGCTACGGTTGCGCTTGTGCATTGGCGGCTAACTTCCTGGCCTGGGCAATGATCGTTTGCGGGCTGTGGCTGTTATTGAGGTAAAAGATGCGCGCGAACCTGAAAGACATCGCCCATCGTGCCTACACTTACATGGCACGCGGTACGCTCAAAAAGATGGACGACAAGGGTCTTTGGCCCACGTTGGACATTGATATGTTCAAGGGGGAGTCCAAGACCGGAATCGAGTGGCCGCAGATGTACGGCGTCCACAGCTATCCGAAGTCGCAAGATAGCGGCGGGGATAGCGGGGGCGGTGGTGCTTCACAGCAAGCCGCTGATGGCGGCGGGGGAGGTGACAGCGGCGGCGGTCAAGGAGGCGGCAAGGCGGCCGAGGCGATGGTTCTGTTCCTCAACGGCCAGCGTTCGCACGGCGTAGTCCTGGGCATCGGCGACCGGCGCTATCGCATCAAGGGGACCAAAGAGGGCGAGGTCGCCATATACGACGACCAAAAACAGCAAATCCACATCACGCGGGACGGTGTGCATGTTTCGGTCCCGCACGGCAAAAAAATCACCCACAACATTATGAAGGAGCAGCAAAGTGGCCAAGGGCAAGGGCAAGGTGGGTCGGGCGGCGGCAAAACGCTCGCCGCGAACGGCGGCGGCAACGGCTCGGGGTCCGGCAGCGGTCAAACGTACGGCCAAGAGCCGTGGGCCAGCAAAAGTGACCAAATCTACTCGTCGCACACGCACGACAAAGACGGGTACGTGACCAAACATCCAGGCAAGATCGAGCATCACATCGTCGACGAGAACGATCATAGCAAGATCAAACACTCAATCACGATCGATAAAGATGGCCATATCCAACACAAGGCCGCGAAATATACCGGCACGTTCTCAGACAGTGTCAACTTTAACAAGGCATGATGCTAAGGGCTAACGCGGTGCGTTGGCCCCGCTCTTTCCCCCAGGGAGCGTGACCCATGTATCCGCTATTGATAGCCGTGCGCCTGATCCTCCTGCACGGACCCGGCGCCCAAGCGATCGAGCTAAACGTCGATCAGATTACGAGTATCGCCGAGCCGCGCGAAGGAAAGTTTCACGAGGGCGTCAAATGTCTCCTGCACATGGTCAATGGGAAATTTATTGGCGTGGTCGAGGAGTGCAGGGAAGTGGTGCGGAAAATAGAGGAAAGTGAGTAATGGCAGTTGTCCGAGCCGCCGTCCGTCTGGTCGGCACCGGGGCGATGAAAGTTGTCGCTCTCGTCAATACTCGGATTCTCCGTCCGGCGTCGATCACGACGCAGCCGCCACAGATGACCCAGCAAACGGTCGGCAACTTCTCGCCGCCAATCCCGATCCCGCCAGGTACAACCGCGCCCTCGAGTTCGGGTAAGGGGATTTCGGTCAGGGCCTCAGATCAGGCGGGCGGCCAACAGACCGGGCAGAGTCTTCAGAACTTTGTCAACGTGGAGAAATTATTGGCGGTCGTGAAGGGCGATAAAGTCAACGAGCATGGAAGTGATAAGCATGGGAATCAGCCGAAAATGGCCGAAGGCAGCGAATTCTTTAAGATTGCCGGCATTCCAACTTGCCGCCAGGGCCATAAAGCTGATTGCGGTCACGAAACAACTGGTCGCTCTTGGTTTCATATCAATGACACTGCTTAGCTCGCCCGCGCTGAGTTCCGATGATCCGCAAGGATATGCCTGGGTTGGCCACTCGTTCTTCCACGACTTCTATAACACCCTGTTTAATCGCAAAATGAACGTATCCTGCTGCAACAATAAAGATTGCAGGCCGACGAGCTCGCGCATGGTCGGCAACCATTACGAAATCAAACTCAACGGCCATTGGGTGCGGGTTCCAGACACCGCGATTATTCCGAAGACGGCCCCCGATAGCGGGGCGCATATATGCGCGGGCGATCCGTCGTTCGATGATCCATTGGGTAAGATTTATTGCGTGATCTTGCCTCCCGAAACCTAAAGGAGACTCGGCATGACGTTCACCGATCCGCCCATCAAACCCGCTCCCGATCCGACCATAAAGACCAAGATCGACGAGCGGCGAATTGATAACCTCAGTAATGAGGTGCAGGAACTTCGGGACGAACTAGCGCGCAGCAAGCATCATCATCATCCGCACGATCACCGCCAGCCATCCATTCTGCCGCATGTGCTGCTCGCCACGGCGATCGGCCTCGTTGGTGTGGCGGTCTACGCCGCATTGAACGACGAATCTAAGCGCCACGACCCGCGTTGATAGAAATACCGCCACACTACCATTGTCCACAGGGCTGTGAAAAACCGCAGCCCTTTTGGTTTTTCGGGGCTTACTTTTGCGCGCGGTGCTGGCACAAGTTCCATGAAGCGAGCCGTTGCTGTCTCTGCACACCAGAAACCTGTGATGACTGATTATGCCTGATATTCGCGTCATCCAAACGGCGGGCGAATTTTCGGTCACGCTGGATTGGCTATTGCAACCGTGGGGCCTCGATCAGACCCAGGAATTGACGACAGCGGTCATTATCGCGCTCGGCACTGATTCGCTGGCGGGTGCTAGCGACCGGCTCCCTGATCCCGATAGTGACGATCGACGCGGCTGGTGGGGAGATATTGACGCCGACGAGATTTGGGACGGCTGGCCTCTCGGCTGTCGCTTGTGGTTGTTGTGGCGGGAGAAGATCGTCGATGCCAACGCCCAATGGGGCTCAACGGTCGCGCGGGCACAGCTTTACGCTTACGAGGCGGTGCAGCCGTTCATTGATAAACGTATCTGCTCAGGCATTGATATACAGGCGGCGCGCACCGGCATTGATCGCATTGACGTGGCCGTGACACTCTTTCGAGGACCGCTGCCGGCGATTAGCTTGCTGTTCCAAGGCATGTGGGACGAATTCATCAGGAACGCGCTCGGGTCGCCGCCTGCCGAACGGTTACGCCCGCTCTCGCTGCCCCCTGCGTGACCGGCAACTGGAGATGGTTGGTTTGCCTGGTGATATTCACGCGGCCGGATGGCTTGCCGGTGTGGATCGACACCTCGCAGGTTCAGGCGGTCACGGCAGCGGTCACGGCGGTGCGATTGTGCGGCCCCACATGCACGATGATTGCCTTGCAGGGCGGCATTCCACAGCAATTCGTCAGAGAGCCAGCGGCCGAAGTTGCGCGCCGGTTGCGGGACGCTTGTAATGATAGGTGACGCTCATGCCCTGGACTACGCCCACGCTGAAACAAGTGCGCGGTATGACCCGCGACTACGTTGCGTCGGGATTGGGCGGCGTGCCCATGATCCCCAACAGCGTGTTGCGGGTAATGAGCGACGCACAAGGCGCGCTCTCCCACCTTGTCCTCCTTTATATAGATTGGCTGGCGTTACAGCTTCTTCCCGATACCGCCGAAACGGAGTGGCTTGATCGGCACGGGAACATTTGGCTGGTGAATGCCGATGGCTCGACCGGGCGAAAGGGGCCAACGTTTGCCAGCGGCACGGTTCTCTGCACGGGCGTCCAAGGCACGATTGTGCCGAAGGGCACGCAGATGCTTCAGGCTGTTGGGGCCGTGCAATATGAGACGACGGAACAAATTATCGTCGGGCTCAATCCGACGCCGGTCAATGTCCGCGCTTTAGATCCTGGCTCGGCAGGCAACGGCGATCCCGGCGACCAATTGACGATCTACACCAATCTGCCCGGTCTTGACGGTGCAGCGCAAATTCAGACGCTTACAGGCGGCACGGATCAGGAGACCGATGACGAGTTGCGAGCTCGTGTCCTATTTCGCATTCAAGAGCCGCCGATGGGCGGCGATCATTCTGATTATGTGCGCTGGGCGCTCAGTTATCCAGGCGTGACGCGAGCCTGGGCTTATCCCTTGGAAATGGGCATTGGCACCGTGACTGTCAGATTCATGTGCGACGACAAAAACATTGATGACCAGGGCATCCCCTCTCCGGAAGATGTTGCAATTTTGCGCGAGTATATGGATAGCGTGCGCCCGGTGGCGGTGAAGGATTTCTTTATCGAAGCGCCATTGCCGCTGTCCGTTGATTTCACCGTCCGCAATCTTGGCACTGATACCGAAGCCACCCGCGAGGCGATTTTTGTGGCGGTTCAACAGATGTTCCGCGAGCGCAGCCAACCCGGACAGATGATTTGGAAGTCGTGGGTTTCGGAGGCTATCTCGTCGGCGGTTGGTGAGGATCATCACGATCTTGATGGCGGTGATGTCCCGATGCCGAACGCTGGCACCATTCCCCTTCTCGGCACGATCAATTACGCCTGATGGCTTTTACCAACTCACGGTCGCTGGCTGGCTTTGCTGGCTCGCAATCATTAAGCCGCTCCC